CAGGTGGGTTGATTACATTGAGCAGGAGTTTGATTACAGGGAGAGTGGAATGTTCTTTAAGAATAACGGAGTTCCGTCTTACGTGACAGGCTCTCATTACATGTACCTCCAGTGGGCATCTATTGATGTTGGTTATCCTGACTTTAGAGAGGCTAATAGAATTTTTTGGATTTATTGGGAAGCATGCAGGGCTGATAAAAGAAGCTTTGGGATGGACTACTTAAAGATAAGACGTTCAGGATTTTCATTTATGGGTTCTTCTGAGTGCGTAAACGTAGGTACTCTGGCTAATGATTCAAGAGTTGGTATACTATCCAAGACTGGTAGTGATGCTAAGAAGATGTTTACAGACAAGGTAGTTCCTATAAACAGTAGGCTTCCTTTCTTCTTTAAGCCAATTATGGATGGTATGGATAAGCCTAAGACTGAATTAGCATTTAGAGTTCCTGCGTCTAAGATTACAAAGAAAAATATGTTTACTGTTTTGAATGACGACATGCAAGGTCTTGATACGACAGTCGATTGGAAGAACACGGATGATAACAGTTATGATGGAGAAAAATTACTTTTATTGGTTCACGATGAAAGTGGGAAATGGATTAAGCCAAATAATATACTAAACAACTGGCGTGTAACAAAAACTTGTTTACGTTTGGGTAGTAAGATTATAGGTAAGTGCATGATGGGTTCTACTTCAAATGCTTTAAGCAAGGGGGGTGGAAATTTCAAAAAATTATACGAGGATTCAGACATTACTAAAAGGAACAGGAACGGTCAGACAAAGAGTGGGATGTATTCGTTGTTTATTCCAATGGAGTGGAACATGGAGGGGTTTATTGACATGCATGGAATGCCTGTTTTTGATACTCCAGAAAAACCTATCCTTGGTATTGACGGTGAAATGATTACAGAGGGAGCGATTGACTATTGGCAGGCAGAGGTAGACTCCTTAAAGAGTGACGCTGACGCATTGAATGAATTTTATAGACAGTTTCCAAGAACGGAATCTCATGCGTTTAGGGATGAGAGTAAGCAATCAATATTTAACCTTACAAAGATATATCAGCAGATAGACTATAACGACACTTTAATATCAGAACATCACGTAACAAGGGGTTCTTTTCATTGGAAGGATGGTATTAAGGATAGCAAGGTTATCTTCAGTCCTGATACGAGTGGAAGGTTTTATGTCGGATGGACTCCTAATAAGGGTTTACAAAACAATATAATAGTAAAGAATGGTATTAAGTATCCTGGTAACGAACACATTGGTGCGTTTGGTTGCGATAGTTATGACATATCGGGTACTGTTGGTGGTGGAGGTTCTAACGGTTCTCTTCACGGACTGACGAAGTTTAACATGGATGAAGCACCTAGCAACGAATTTTTCTTAGAGTACATAGCTAGACCTCAGACGGCAGAAATATTCTTTGAGGATGTTTTGATGGCTTGTGTTTTTTATGGTATGCCTATTCTTGTGGAGAACAATAAGCCGAGGCTTTTATATCACTTAAAAAATAGAGGCTACAGAGGATTTTCTGTAAACAGACCAGATAAGGTATATAACAAGCTCTCTAAGACAGAGAAGGAGCTTGGTGGGATACCTAACTCATCTGAGGACATAAAGCAAGCTCACGCAGCAGCTATTGAGTCTTACATAGAAAAACACGTTGGATTTGATACGGATGGAGCTTTTAGAAATTCTGAAGACATAGGTTCTATGGCATTCAACAGAACGCTGCAGGATTGGGCAAGGTTTGACATTAACAACAGAACTAAACACGATGCGTCTATTAGCTCTGGACTAGCAATAATGGCTTGTCAAAAAAATCTTTACCAGACTGAAAAAACACAATCAAAAATAAGTATTACCTTTGCAAGGTATAGTAATGATGGAAATCGTAGCCAAATAATTAGATGAAAGAAATAAACGTAAATATAAAGTCAACAAGTTTTCCTAATCAATTTGCATCTGATGCAGAGAAAAAAACAGAAGAATTTGGTTTGCAGATTGGTCAAGCTATTCAGTATGAGTGGTTTAAAAAAGATAGTAATAACTGTAGATTCTATGAGCAATCAAGAGAATTTAATAGGTTAAGGTTATACGCTAGAGGGGAACAGTCTGTGGGTAAGTACAAGAACGAGATTTCGGTTGATGGAGACTTATCTTACTTAAACCTTGACTGGACACCAGTTCCAATACTACCTAAGTTTGTAGATATTGTTGTTAACGGAATGTCTGACAGATTATTTAAAGTTAAGGCTTACTCTCAGGACGCACTATCTCAATCTAACAGGAACAAGTATCAGAAGACTCTTGAAAAGCAAATGATTGCAAAGCCTATTCTTGATATTATTCAGGAGAAGACTGGAGCTAATCCTTTTGTTGTAGACCCAGAAACTTTGCCTAAGACAGACGAAGAACTATCTCTTTATATGCAGCTTAATTTTAAGCCTGCTATTGAAATAGCAGAGGAAGAGGCTATTAACACTATACTAGAGGAAAACAAATACATTGACTTAAGAAAGAGGCTTGATTACGATTTAACCGTATTAGGAGTGTCTATTGCAAAGCACGAGTTTTTACCAGGTTCAGGAGTAGAGATTAAGTACGTAGACCCAGCAAATGTGGTTTATAGTTACACAGAAGACCCTCACTTTAAGGATTGTTTTTATTGGGGAGAGATTAAATCTGTTCACGTTAATGAGATAAGAAAGATTGACCCTACGATAACTAACGAACAGTTAGAGACTATATCTAAAAGTGGTCAGAGTTGGTACGATTACTATAACGTGGCTCAGAATTATGACAATGATATCTTTAGTCAAGACACGGCTACTCTTCTTTACTTCAACTACAAGACCACTAAAAATATAGTATACAAGAAGAAGGTTTCTGATAACGGAAACATAAAAATGATAGAAAAGGATGATGGGTTTAATCCTCCTGATGAAATGATGGAAGAAGCTAAGTTTGAAAAAGTTTCAAAAACTATTGACGTTTGGTATGATGGCGTTATGGTTATGGGGACAAATATCATTCTTAAGTGGGAAATGGCTGAAAATATGGTGAGACCAAAGTCTTCATCTCAGCACGCTATTCCTAACTACGTGGCTTGTGCTCCAAGAATGTACAAGGGTAACATTGAGTCTTTAGTTAGAAGGATGATTCCTTTTGCAGATTTAATACAAATTACTCATTTAAAAATACAGCAGGTAATTGCTAAGGTTGTCCCTGATGGTGTCTTTATTGATGCAGATGGGTTAAACGAGGTAGACCTGGGGACAGGTGCTGCATACAATCCAGAGGATGCTTTAAAGTTATACTTCCAAACAGGTTCTGTTATTGGTAGGTCGTATACTCAAGATGGAGAATTTAACAACGCAAGAGTTCCAATTCAGCAACTTACATCTAATTCTGGTGCAAGCAAGATGCAGATGCTTATAGGTAACTATAATCATTACTTAAACATGATTCGTTCTGTAACTGGTCTTAATGAAGCTAGAGATGGTTCAACACCTGACTCAAATGCTTTAGTAGGCGTTCAGAAGTTAGCAGCATTAAACTCTAACACTGCTACTAGGCATATATTAGATGGAAGTCTTTATATTTATAGAGCACTATCTGAAGGTATATCGTATAGGGTTGCAGATATATTACAGTATTCTGATTTTAAGGAGGACTTTATAAATAAGATAGGGAAGTACAATGTAGGAATATTAAATGAGATTTCAGATTTATATATTTATGACTTTGGTATTTTTATTGAAATAGCTCCAGACGAAGAGCAAAAAGCAATGCTTGAGCAGAATATACAAATTGCTTTATCTAAAGCAGACATCAACCTTGAAGATGCTATTGATATTAGAGAGATAAAGAATCTTAAGTTAGCTAATCAGCTTCTAAAAATGAAGCGTATTAATAAGCAAGAGAGAGAAGAAAAGATGGCTATGCAGAATCAGGCTATGCAAGCACAACAGCAACAGCAATCGCAACAACTTGCTGCTCAAACAGCTATGCAGAAGATACAGGCTGAGACTCAATCTAAGATGCAGATTAATCAATCTGAGATAGATGGGTTGATGATAAAGATGGAGAGAGAGGCTCAATTAAAAGTAGAGCTAATGGATAAAGAATTTTCTTTACAGATGCAGCTTAAGGGAGTGGAGGTTAATGCTGTAAAAGATAAAGAGGTTATGAAGGAGGATGCTAAATCCAAAAGAATAAGCCAGCAGAGTACACAACAATCAAAATTAATCGAGCAAAGAAAAAATAATTTACCACCTGTCAATTTTGAATCTAACGAAGATAGCCTTGATGGTTTTGACTTCGCTGAGTTCAATCCTAGATAGTTATAATAAAATTTATGTATCTTTGCAAATAAAATCAAATAACAATGGAAATTAAAGTAAGAGAAGTCGTACAAGGAGAAGAGAAGTCTACTCAAGAAATTGAAAGAGACCTTTTAGTTAAACACGAAGAGAAGTTTAACGGTGAGCCAGAGGTTACAAGTGTAACAGAAAATGTTAACGCTCCTTTAGAAGAAGATGTAGCCGAAGAAAATATAGTTACAGATACTGAATTAAGGGAGGAGGATATCCTTTCATTTATTAAGAATAAATACGGAAGGGAGTTATCTTCATTAGAAGAGATTACTGCTGAAAAAGAAAGTTCTGAAGTTAATTTACCCGAAGATGTTGCTGCTTATTATAAGTACAAACAAGAAACAGGTAGAGATATTAATGACTTTGTTAAGTTAAATAGAGATATTGATTCGCAAGACCCTGACAATTTGTTAAGGGATTACTTGGCAGCTACAGAGAAAGGGCTAGATAGCGAAGATATTGATGCTTTAATGGAGGACTACAATTACGATGAAGACTACGATGAGGAGTCAGATATTAAGAAGATTAAAATAAATAAAAAGAAAACTATTGCCAAGGCTAAAGAATACTTTGAGTCTGAAAAAGAAAAATACAGGATTCCTCTTGAGTCAAGTGGGAGTTCTATTTCTGAAGAAGACGCAAGGGGTTTAGAGGAGTATAAGCAGTATGTTCAACAGGCGACCACTTATGAGGAGGAAGCAAATCGTAAATCTGAATGGTTTATGAAGAAGACTGACGAAGTTTTCGGAGGAGAGTTCAAAGGTTTTGAGTTTTCCCTTGATGATAACAAGAAGGTTTCATTCTCTCCTGGTGATGCAGCAGAATTAAAGTCAATTCAAGAGACTCCACAGAATTTCATTAAGAAGTTCTTGGATGATGATGGGTTACTTAAAGACGCTGTCGGATACCACAAGTCATTAGCCGTAGCGATGAACCCTGAAAAATTTGCTAAGTTCTTTTACGAGCAAGGTAAATCGGAGGCAGTAGATGATGTAATGCGAAAGACTAAGAACGTGAATATGTCTGAGCGTTCAACGCCTAACTTCAACTCTAAAGGGGGGACTCAATTTAAAGCTTTAAACCCAGGAGCTGGGAAAGGCTTAAAAATAAGAAGTAAAAAATAAACATTAAAAAACAAAAAAAATGGCAGGACAAGTAAATGCAACGCCAGGATTTGATTTACAGCCAAGTGCTCAACAAGTCCCTACGGCAACAAACTACATTACCAACTTTGATTTCTTGAATCAGTATCTTCCAGATACTTACGAGAAAGAATTCGAAAGATATGGTAACAGAACAGTATCTTCATTCTTAAGAATGGTAGGAGCTGAAATGCCTTCTAACTCAGACCTTATCAAGTGGTCAGAGCAAGGAAGACTACACACAAAATACACTAACGTAACTACAACTGCATTAGTAGGAGATGACGTGGCTACATTTACAGTAGCAGACGCAGGCGTACCAGGAACTAATCCTTTAGTTGCTAACGCTGATGTTTCTATCGCAATCAGAGTAGGACAGACTGTAATGGTTTCAGGAGCGACAGGTTCTAATAAGGCTATCGTTACTGCAGTACCAACAGGAAGTACTTTTACAGTAGCTTACTATGAAGCAGCAGGACAGGCTTTTGCAGCAGCAGAGGTTTTAAGCGTATTCATTTACGGTTCTGAATTCAAAAAAGGAACAAATGGAATGCAAGGTTCTTTAGAGGCTGATAGTTCAATCTTTGAAAACTCTCCAATTATCTTAAAAGATAAGTATGCAGTATCAGGTTCTGATATGGCTCAAATTGGATGGGTTGAGGTTACTACTGAAAACGGAGCTAACGGATACTTATGGTACTTGAAGTCTGAGCACGAAACTCGTTTGAGATTCGATGACTACTTGGAAACTTCAATGATTGAGGCTGTACCAATGGCTAACACAAATGCTGTAAACGCAGCAGCAGCTAAAGGTTCTGAAGGTATCTTCTATTCTGTTGAAAACAGAGGAAACGTATGGGGAGGTGGTTTTCCAGTTTCTTTATTAGAGTGGGATAGTGTTGTATCTAGATTAGACAAGCAGGGTGCTATCGAAGAAAATGTATTGTTTGTAGACAGAGACTTTGGTTTCGGTATTGACGATATGTTAGCTAGTCAGAACTCTTACGGTTCAGGAGGTACATCTTACGGTCTTTTCGATAATGACAAAGAGATGGCTCTTAACTTAGGATTCACAGGATTCAGAAGAGGATACGATTTCTACAAGTCAGATTGGAAGTACTTAAACGACCCAACAATGAGAGGTGGATTAGCAACAGGAGCTGTAAGCGGACTATTAGTTCCAGCAGGTTCTACATCTGTTTATGACCAAGTTATGGGGAAAAACGCTAAGAGACCATTCTTACACGTTAGATACAGAGCTTCTGAAACTGAAGACAGACGTTACAAGACATGGATTACAGGTTCAGCAGGTGGTGCACAGACTAGCGATTTAGATGCTATGGAAGTGAACTTCTTGTCTGAGAGAGCTGTATGTACTTTAGGTGCAAACAACTTCTTCTTATTCCAAGACTAAGTATAAAAACTAAAGGTAGGGGTCGCAAATTGCGACCTCTATTTTTTTTAATATAAATCAAATAAAAATTATATCAAATGACAAAGAAAAAAACAAAAAGTGTAGATAAGTTCTACAAACTAACAAGAGACGCAGCTCCTCTTTCTTACATGCTGCCTACAAGGAACTCAAGAAAGTTTCCTTTAATGTATTTTGACGAAGACACCAACTCTAACAGAGTACTTCGTTACTCATCAAACCAAAAGACACCATTTGAAGATGAACAGGATGATAATGCAATATTACAGCCTGTGGTATTTGAAGACGGAATGTTAAGCGTTCCAAGAACAAATCCAGTACTTCAAGAGTTTTTACACTACCACCCACTTAATGGGGTTAAGTTCGTAGAGATTGACAATGAAAAAGATGCCTCAATAGATGTTGAAATACTCAACCTAGAAATTGATGCACTTATAGCTGCAAAAGAACTTGACGTTAATATGCTTGAAAATATAAGCAGAGTACTATTTGGAAGAGACACATCAAAGATGTCTACTGCCGAAGTAAGGCGTGATATATTGGTTTTTGCAAAAAGAGAACCTGAATACTTTTTAGACACACTAACAGACCCTAATCTACAGTTACAGGGTAATGTTCAGTTATTTTTTGATAAAGGTTTAATATCTTTCAGAAAAAATAATACAGAGGTTTGGTACAACACATCCTCAAATAAAACAAGAATGCTAACAGTTCCTTACGGAAATGATTCCAAGGAGACGGTAGCTTCTTACTTATCAAGTGACGATGGTCTAGAATCATTGAAAATGCTTGAAAATTTATTATAAGAATAATAATTAAAAATATACACAGTAGAGGGAGGAGCATTTTTATGCTCCTCTTTTTTTTTGCTTATCTTTGTAAAAAAGCAAAGGATGATAAACACAGTTAGAAATACGGTACTGTCTGTACTAAATAAAAATAACTACGGATATTTATCTCCATCAGATTTTAACTTGTTTTCAAAGCAAGCTCAGATGGATATATTTGAAAGTTATTTTTATCAGTATAACTACCAGATAAACAAGGAAAATAAACGCTCTTCAGGAACAGGCTATGCGGATATTACAAAAGGATTAGAGGAGGTAATTGATGAGTTTAGTAAAACAGACTACCTTAGATATAGTAACGCTAATAAATTTTTCTTACCATCGGCAACGACAACGGGAGAGGATTACTATTTAATTAATAAAATATTAGCCTACCAGACGTTTAGAGTTAACGGAACTATCACATCAGTTTCTGCAAATCAATTAGTAGACTTAACAGCTACTTTTACGGCTACTGTAGCTATTGGAGATGTTGTGGTTAACACGACCACTTATTCCTCAGCAGAAGTAACTGCAATAGTGAGCGACACGGTTCTATCCTTAGATGGTGATATATTTACATCTTTACCAGGAGATTATTCTATATTCTCATCGGTTCAGAACGAAGCAGAGAGGGTAGGTCATAGCAAAATAACAATGCTTAATAGTAGTCCGTTTACAGCACCATCTGAAATATTCCCTGTTTACACAGAGGAGTCAGGAGCAGCTTCAATATTTCCTAAGAAAATGAAAAACGATGGGCAGGTATTAGCTCAGTACATTAGGTATCCAAAAGAACCAAAGTGGACTTATATTGTTTTAGCAAATGGTGAGCCTGCGTTTGATGCAAGTCAATCTGATTATCAAGACTTCGAGCTTCCGTTGGATGACGAGGTTACACTGGTGACTAAGATATTGCAGTATGCAGGTATTTCAATAAGAGAAGCAAGCGTATCACAATTCGCAAATGGAGAAGAACAAAAAGAAAATCAAACACAAGCATAATGGCATATATATCGCAATATGAATACTACGAGAACGGAGGGGCAAACCCAGAAAATGAAAACTGGGGTTCTTATCAGTACGTTACACTTAAGGACATAGTAAACAACTTCATGCTGATGTACGCAGGAAACCATTCATTAATAAATAATGAAGAGAGGTATAAGGTTTTGTTTCACGCTAAAAGGGGTGTGCAAGAGCTGAATTACGATGCGTTTAAGGAAATAAAAGCGTTAGAGCTTAATGTGTCTGACTTACTTAGATTTGTTTTGCCACCTGATTACGTTAACTGGGTAAGAATTTCTTTGTATAAGGATGGCGTATTGAGACCACTTACAGAAAATATTCAAGCAACATCTTCTGACGCTTATCTTCAGGATAACAGCTACAGAATACTTTTTGACATTGACGGAAATGTTTTAAAGCCAGAGTTTTCTTTCTTAGATACAGATAGAATAGCAGGAACTAAAAAAAGTATTTACTTGGGTGACGGAGCTTATAACGGAAAAGATGGTTACAATATTGACGGTGCTTGGTATTTTGATTACAGCATAGGTGCTAGATATGGTTTAAATACTGAGACTGCGAATTCAAACCCTACATTTAGGATAGATAAAAAGTCTGGAGTAATAAACTTTAGCTCTAGCATGGCAGGTGAATTATGTGTATTGGAATACGTGTCGGATGGTATGGAGAACGGAGACGAATCAAGCATTAGTGTAAATAAGATGTTTGAGGAGTTTATTTATGCGTATATCAGGTACTCTATACTTAATTCTAAACTGGGAGTTCAAGAGTATGTTGTAAATAGAGCTAAGAAGGACAAATCATCACTTCTAAGGAACGCAAAGATTAGAATCAGTAATATACACCCAGGGAGACTTTTAATGAACATGAGAGGTCAGAATAAGATTATAAAATAATATGGCAAATATAACTAGAAGTTTTACCAAGGGTAGGATGAATAAGTCTACCGATGTTCGTCTTATGCAAGACGGTGAATATATTGATGCATTAAACGTAAGGGTTAACTCTACGGAGGGAAACAATGTCGGTTCTATAGAAAACTCATTAGGAAACCTATCACTAACCAATTTAACTTATACTGACGGAACTCCATTAAGTGTTGATGCTAGATGTATTGGAGCTTTTGAGGATGGTTCAAACGAGAGATTATTTTGGTTTGTTCACGACCCATCATTTACGGTTGGAGCTACTGGAAAGCTTGATTTAATACTATCATTTGATACCAAGACTAATTTTTTAAATTATCATGTTATAAGTATTGATGATGGAGGTGGTGTAGATACCACATTAAATTTTAATCCTGAGTATTTAATAACAGGTATTGATTTGATTGAAAACTTATTGTTTTTTACTGATGACTATAACGCTCCTAGAAAGATTGATGTAGATATTAGCTATGCATTCCCTACCGTAAACATTGATACTGATTCTCTTGTTTTTGCTGAGTCTATCCTTGTAATAAGAAAACCTCCAGTTACTTCTCCTACTATTCAGATGTTAGATATAGTTAAGGATGTAAACTATATGGAAGACAGGTTTGTTTGCTTTGCGTACAGGTATAGATATGCTAACAACGAATACTCTGCAACATCACAGTTTTCAGGACCTGCATTTTTTCCGAAAAACTTTCTTTTAAGTAACGAGAACTATCTTAATGAAGGTATGGAGAATAGGTATAATGCAGCTATAATAACGATTGATACAGGAGGACCTTTAGTTGTTGGAATAGACTTGTTATTTAAAGATGCTGATGACCCTATTATTAGAGTTATAGAGAAAATAGACAAGAGGCAAAAAGGGTGGGGAAATAATCAATCAAAAACTTATACTTTTGATAACAGTAAGATTTACACAATACTTCCTGATTCAGAAATACTAAGGTTATACGACAACGTACCTAGGTTTGCGAAAGCTCAAACTAGAATGAGTAATAGACTTATTTACGGAAATTACATAGATGGTTACGACTTAAAAGATGTTAATGGTCAAGATTTGAACCTAAAGTATTCTACCAAGTTACTTTCTGAAGATGTGGTTTCTGATGGTATGCCTGTCACAAAAACTTCTACTACGTATAACATACCTTCTGCATTACCAACAGTTACTGTAGCAGACGGAGTAGTTAACTTTGATTTAACATCTTTAGCAGCTATAGACCCCTTGACAGGAAATACTAAGTTGGTATCAGGGTCTTCAATCAATTTTAATATTGATTTTTTAAATTCCACTTATGCAGGAACTCCTGTTCTACCTACCACAAGAAACTCTTTTTCTGTCAGTTTTTTATTTAACTTAAACAGGAATTATACTTCCGTTATTGATTTAGCTACAAGCACAGAGTTTTTAGATAGAGTAGGAACTAGTTTAAATATACTGCCTGTATATGACCTTGTTAATCCTACGTCATGTTCAGGAAACACCTTTACAGATGCATACAACTGTGCCGTACCTAATATGCTTCACAATAGTGTAGTATATACAAAATATCAAAGTGGAGTAAACACACCAGGAGACCCTATAGAAATATCTATACCTTCTACTAATGTAATAGGAATGAAGTTTCCTGCTATGAATTATGTTCAAGACCCATTTAATCCAACAGTAGATTATTTTTGGAATTATTTTTATGTTTATTCAGCATCTTCTACATTTTTTAAATTTAGTGCTAACAGAAGCTTACATAGTGACAGGGGATACGAGATAGGTATCGCTTACATGGATGATTTTAATAGGTCAACTACAGCGTTAGTAAGTAATAGAAATACAGAACACGTTCCTTGCTCTGCTTCAGATTTAAAAAACAGTATACAAGTTAATATACCACCAAGCCAAAAACCGCCAGGGTGGGCTACTAGATATAAGTTTTTAATAAAGCCTGATAAAAAAGGATACGAAACTGTATACACTCAGATGTATTTTAATGAGTCAGGAACTGCATTTACTTATTTTTTATTAGAAGGAGAGAACGCTAGAAAAGTAGAGGAAGGAGACACGTACACTATAAAAACTGACGCAGGAGGACCTTTAGATTCATGTGGTAGTGCAACTGTATTAGAAAAAAAAGCACAGCAAGAAGGTTTTATAACTACAAGGTCAGGAATCGACCCTCCTTCAGGGGTTTACATGAAAATAAATTCATCAGATTTAAGCACTATAAATTCCTCAAGTGCTGTTTGGCAAGATAAAGATACCAAGCAAGCAACATCAAAGTATTCAGGAACTCTTATTTCATTATCTACCAATAACTTAGCCATTCCTGTAAACACTAAGATAAAAATTAAGTTTGAATATACTAGAATAGGAGAAGGCTTAGGGAATAAAAGTTGCGAAGCAAGGTCTTACACATTTGACGAAACTTTTACATCAAGTGCTAACTATGCGGATGTTCAGGCATGGTTTATTGGTGATGGGATTCAGTCTAGTATTAATAATGGAACAGGAGTTCCTGCATCTGGAGGTGCTGGTTCTAATTGTCCACCAAATAATGTGTACTCATCTGTTGGTAGATTTCCTAATCTTTGTGCTAACTACTGGTATTTTGACGTAGTTGGAGGAATTTTACACCTTATTATTACAACCACTACAGCTTGCGGAAGCAATTCAAAAAATCAAGTAAACGCAAGTGGAGAGATTACTATATATCAAGCTAATAGTGGAATAATATTTGAAACTCAGCCTTTAGACGCTTTACCAGATGTTTTTTACGAATCAAGTCAATCGTTTCCAATCACAGGAGGTTTTCATGAGGGTAATTTGCAAAATCAAAGCAATATACAATCTGCAATTATAAATACAGATTTTTTTAACTGCTACACTTTCGGTAACGGAGCTGAGAGTTATAAGATTTTAGATTCTATAACAGGTAGAACTTTTAGTTTAGGAAATAGAGTACTGTCTGTTTCTGCAGAAGATTATAAGGAGGCTGATAGATTTTCTGACCTTACTTATAGTGGGGTTTATAACGATGAAACTAACGTCAATAAACTAAACGAATTTAACTTAGGTCTTCTTAACTTTAAACCATTAGAGGATTCTTTTGGAGAAATTCAAATTCTTGATGGTAAGAAAACTAATGTCTTGGTATTACAAGAAGATAAAATCTCCTATGTACTAGCAGGGAAGAATATTCTTTCTGATGCAGGCGGTGGAAGTGCTTTAACTTCTGTTCCACAGGTATTAGGGCAACAAGTCACAAAGACTGAGGATTATGGTATAAGCAATAACCCTGAGAGCTACGTGAAGTGGGGATTAGATAAGTTCTTTACTGACGCAAAAAGAGGAGCTGTACTACAAATGAAAGGTGTAGACGAGACTGCTGGAGACCAACTAAAAGTAATATCTGAACAAGGTATGCGTTCTTGGTTTAGAGACTTGTTTATCAATGAATTTAATACTCAAAAGCTAGGAGGGTTTGACCCTTATATGAATGAGTATGTATTGTCTTCAAACGATATATTATTGCCTGCTGAGGTAGGATGCTCTGATTGTAATGATTTTAGAGTTATTAATGTTCAGTCAAATAATGATTATACATACTGCGTAGACGTAGGTAATATAGTTGGATTCACTGAAGTTAGGTGGAATATTCCTGGGTTAATTGAAGATGTTACTATTGATGTTGTTTACAACTCGGTAACTTACACATCAGGTGCTGTTACTGTACCAGGAAGTATAAGTATACCTAAAAGTCTTGCTGGGCAAACTCAATTTGATATAACTATAAGCACTACAGGTTCAGTACTTGGGCTAGAGGTTTTTGTAGGGTGTCCAGACCCTAACAACGTGAGTATAACTTGGGCTATTATCACTAGTCATAATCAGGCAGGTACTTTAGCAAATATTGGAGTTGGCTATGTTGACGGAACTTTTCAGTCACCACTAACCTCAACAGATGTGCCTTTTATTGTTTCGGATGGTATTCCAGGTGCAAGTTTATTTGATACGTTCTCAGGACCTCAAGGGAGTCCTTCTATACCAACGGATGATTCAGAGGTTACTATGTTTGTACAGAACACGAATAACACTTCTTTTAATTTCGATGTAAACACGAATAGGTTTATGTATTTCAGAAGCCCTAATGTGTACGAAAACAATCCGACTGATATAAACTATCTTTTGACGAATGCTACGGAAGCTCTAAACCCTGTTGAGACAACGGATGGTGTTTCGGTTACATTTGGAATGCCACAGAATGAAGCAAACAATGTCTACCTAATATGGGATTTAAGAGAGAAGACTCCATTGTTTTTATCTTACTCTACGGTTGATGCTGCTGACGCTTGTTGCGGATACTTGTGTGATGAAGTTTGCTCTGAGTATCAGATAGTAAATACCACTTTAAACATAGTGTTTTACAGCTACCAAGACTGCGATACAGGAGTAACGGTAGAAGAAACTATTGCAACTGGAGAAATTAAGACTGTATGCTCAAGGGTATTACCTTACACTGAAGAGGTTATAGAGGGAGTGAATATTACTTACACAAGATGCGGATGCTCATCATAAAAAAATAAACATGTCAACAAACGCAACATACTACATAAACGCTGAGACTTTTACTGAAGCCTCGGCTATTTTTACCGATTCAGAGCTAACAGTATTAGCTGCTGATGGATTTTACTCAGACAGTAATGTCTCAAGAGAGCAATTAAATGGTGTATTGTTACCAGCTCTAGAATGTCAAACCTGTTCTTAACAAAAATATATGCCAAATTACACATTAACATACGCTGATAGCGTACAAGGATTTCCTTCATTTTATTCCTTTTCTCCAGACTGGATGATTGGTATGAATAACTACTTCTATACTTTTAAGGGTGGAAACCTTTACAGGCATAATGTAAATCCTGTTAGGAATAACTTCTACGGGATACAATACACCACTACGATGAAGAGTGTGTTTAACAAATCTCCTTTAGAAAATAAGTTATTTAAAACTATAAACTTAGAGGGAGATACGTCTTGGGGTGTTACTCTATCAACAGACTTACAAAACTCAGGTTTTATTGAGTCGCCTTGGTTTGAAAAAAAGGAATCTTCTTGGTATGCTTTCGTTAGAAACTCAGGAGGAAATCCTGCTACACTAGACCAATACTCTTTACGTTCATTGAATGGTATCGGTACTTCATCAAATGTTTCAGGTACTGCGTTAGCTACCGTAATAGACTTTTCAATATCTCCATTAATATCAATAGGAGGAACACTAAGTGTTGGAGATTTCTTTTACTTCGTAACAGGGGCTTCGCCAACAGTTCCAGGAACACCAGCGTATGCAGGAAAAGTAACTGCTGTAAACATAGATTTACCTGCAGGAATTAATCAGGTTATTATTGACACTACAGTTCCAGGTACTACCCTTATACCAAGCACAACAGAGTACTTTATGTCGTTAAAGGATTCTGTCGCTGAATCTCACGGGGTTCTAGGACACTATTGTTTATTTGATATGACAAGTAATGAAACAGATAAGATTAGTTTGTTTGCTATTGAGAGTGAGATAATGAAGAGTTATCCATAAATTTTTGTATATTTGCATTATATGAAATTTCAAATTAGAATATTAGAAGAAAAAGATTACAATGAAATACTCGTAAAATGGTGGGAAGACTGGGGATGGACAGCTCCACCTAGAGATTTTCTTCCTGAGAATGGCACTGGAGGCTTAATAGTTTATGATGGAGATACTCCAGTTTGTGCAGGATATTTGTACAGCACAAATTCAAAAGTGGCTTGGGTTGATTGGATAATATCAAGTAAAACATATAACAAAAAACCTAACAGAAAAGAAGCTATAAGTTTTTTAATAGAAGAGCTAACTAGTATTTGTGAAAATAAACTACAAGCAAAATTTGTTTACGCTTTAATAAAGCACAATGGTCTTATTGAGACTTACAAGAAATTAGGGTATACAGAAGGTGATTCTTATACTAAAGAAATGATTAAAATAATATAATATGGCAGCAGCAACAACAGTAGCAACAGTAGCAGCAATAGCAGGTGTAGCAAGCGCAGCAGTAGGAACAGGAATGTCTTTCGCTCAGGCTAGTTCTCAAAAGAAGGCAATGAAGAAGGCTGACGCAAAGGCGGCTCAGTATATGGCTGACGCAAGAAAAAGACTTGAGGTAAATTACATGGATGAGTTGGCTATCAATAAAGAACCTTACCAAAGAGAAAGGGAGGCTATGTTGGCTGCAGGGGCACAGGCACAGCAGACTTCGGTTGAGGGTTCTGAAAGAGGTGCAGCAGCTAATACGGGAAGAATATTAGCAGCTCAACAGCAGGCTCAGGGAGTCATAAGAGACCAGATGAATAGAGACTTGTTCAACCTAGAAGCAGCAAGTGCCGAGGAAGATTCAAGGCTTAGAGACATAAACGCTCAGTTAGATATGGGTGAAATATCAGGTGCTCAGCAGCAATCTGCTCAAGCTTCTGCGGCTAGACAGCAAGCAATCCAACAAGGTATACAGGGAGCTGTAAACACTATAGAAGGAGCTATAGCACTTCCTGGTTTGTATAAAAAAGACAAAAACGCAAGAACGATGTCTGGACCTACTCTTTCTAAAGCAGAAAGTAAAGGACTAGAAAATAGGCAAGACTTTACTCCGATAACAGGAGGGTATTCATATAATGATATAGGTAGAGACCAATTAAGTTATCCTAATCAATTTTATGGTACACTAGGAATGCCTAACAGAAAAAATCCCAATCAAATGCTACAGAACGACCCTTTTAATATTGGAGTTTTTTCTCCTTATCAATAAATTTAGATAAACATTTATGGAAAATACCAGTTTTAACTACCAACCAAGAGACCCTCAAGCACAAATAAATTGGGCAGAGGCTACCTCTAATTTAGGCAATGTATTTAAGGAAGAGGCTAGAGTAAGAACCGAGAAGAAGGCTGCTATTGACGAAGCTACTAGGCAATACCAGAAAGAACTAGCTAAGGGAGTTCCTGGAGAGAGTACGTCAATCAGAGAGTGGGGATTAAACTACGCTGGAGAAGCTCAGGAGCAGATGGCTATGCTTACAACATTGCTGAAGAGTGGTCAGATGAGTGTATCTGACTACACCAAAAACAAACAGAACCTAGTAGACGGAACTGAGGAGGCTTTTTCATTGATGGATGACTACCAAAAGGAGTACGCTGTAAAGATGGAAAGGCTTCAGAGCGAAGACCCTGCCAATGCTTCTCAGAGATTAGAATCTTGGGTTATGGAGAACGTGGAGGGATTTGGAAACTTCAACAAGACTCAGTTAATAGTTGACCCTGCAACAGGTAAGGTTATGGCGGCAAAGAAGATTTTGAATGAAGAAACTGGGTTAATGGAGATATCAAAAGACCCTAACGATTTAGTGCCAGTTAGTGCGTTAAAGAACAACATAATAAGCAAGTTCAACAAGTATGACGTGGAGAAGAACACTAAGCAATGGACTGCGAATTTAGCTTTAATGACCGATGTAACAAGAACTACTGGTACTAGAAAAAAAGCAGGAGAGATTTTAACTATTGTTTCAAAGATACCTGCTCAGTATGATAAAACAGGAAATAGGATAATGAATAAGATTTCTCCTGAAATGGCTGAAGATTATGATTTAGATAAGGAGGCTATTGGAGCTCTTAATGCCTACATAGAGGCTGAAGATTCATGGATTGACGGTCAGCTATCAAATCCTTACAACATGACATCGATAATGACTGACTATGTAAATAATTTGGATGATAAAGAAGTTAGTTTTACCTTTAACCAAGAGGAGGCGAAAAAGAATCCAAACCTCATTCTAATGAAGAGGGATGCAGGAGGAACTCCAATTCCTGTGTTTGATGAAAGTATAAACCCTAACGCAGCAAGACAAAAGGAAGAAATTAGACAGTACATGAAGTACGCTATTAGAACTAAGGTTGGGGAAACAAAAGATATCAAAACATATAAAGATTGGAATGCTATGCCTGCTCACTATGATTCGAGATATTGGAACAGAGGAAACAATTCCAAAGACCCTGAAGCGGAGTTAGAAAATGTAGAGGATGCTTATGTGAGAATATTAAAAGATGAAATACTACCTATCAGTGAAGGTGTAAATATATTTTTAGATGATGAAGATGCTACAGCACTAAATCTAAGAAACGTATTAAATACTCAGTTAAATCTAGAAGGGTTCTCAGTAACTACTGCAATTCCAGGTAGTGATGTGGTGGAGGTTAGGGATTCTAAAAACGAGCTTGTTAAGTCTTTTGACTTAGATGATATAGACGCAAGCACCGCAGAAAAATATATGTATGACATATATGATATATCTTCAACTTATGCTAATAAAGACCAGGTGGTGTTTCAAGTATCAGAAAAAAGACTTTCAAAAGAAGAAGGAGACAAAAAATCTAAAGAAAGAAGAGCTCAAAGATACGGAACTAAAGACTCTCAGAAAATGAGCTTTAATGAATGGAAAAAATCTACAGGTAAAACAAGTTATGCAGAATATGCAAATTACTTTAATAATTAAATATGGACGAAAAAGATTTAAAAGCATTATTTAGAACAATTCCTCAAGGAATGTTCTCTAACGAAAAAGAATTAAAGGATTTGATAGAATCAGAAGGTGTCGGTGTTCTTTATTCGGTAATACCTCAAGGTATGTTTTCGAGTAAGGAAGAATTTGAATCAACTTTTTCTGAAGTAAAAAAAAAAGAAAATTCAGAGGTTACTTCTCCAAGGGAAGGTACGGTTTCACCTACAGAACAAGTGGTGGAAGAACCTACCTCTGCGGAATCTTCTGTTCCAGTAAGTAGTCAACCCGAAGTATACAATCTACCTGAAGGTGGAATTAATACGGAGGAAATTCAGAAAACCATTGATGAAAGTAATTTAGGTTTTACTCCTGGTCAAATTGATACTCGTGATAAGCAGATAGAAGCTACGGGTAAATTAGAGACGGAAAGGAAAAATAAAGACGATTTATTAAGAGCAAACGTAAAGGAGTTTGTCCCTAGAGATGAAAAGGATTACTTGGACATAATGTTTCCTAAAGCTCCAGAATATAACCCTGAAGATGAATTTTCAAACGACAGAATAGCTATTTGGAAATCAGATACACCTCAATGGATTCAAAACGGAGAAAAACCTGTAACTAGAGAGCAAGTTCAAGAGTTAAGAGAGTACGGTGGAGAGTATAATTTAGATGAAAATCTTTTACCTAGAGAGGCTGCTATTGACATCAATCTTAAAGAAACTTTAGAACTTCCTGAAGATGCTGCCAAAAAACAGGAATTGATTAGTGAAATAAACAAAAAGATTTACACAGTTACCGATGAAGAGAGAGAAGCTAAGCAGTTTGAAATTGACGCTTTAAAAGCTAAAATTCCTGAAGGCTATGAAGGTCAAATGTCTCTAGAATTTAAACAAAAAACATCAAAAGACCCTTTCGAGAGAGCTATTATTACAATAACTCCAGAAATGATTGACGAAAAATCAGAAGAGGCAACTGTAGCTCAACTTAATAAGCTATTTAATCAATATGGATTTTCTTTTGAAGAAACTAGTGTTGGAGAGTCTTTAAAAGGATATTCTAAAAACGGAAAGGAAGTATATGTAGATATAGATACATGGTTTAGTGATAAGGGTGAGGCTAAAAATCTAAAATCATTTTTAGAGGATAACAGGATTGAAAATGAAGTAATACTAGAAAAAGAAAACAAATTTTATCAAAAATCAAATGAAAAGGTTCAAACAATTATTGATGAAAAAGATTTACTAAAAAGACAGAATGGTCTAAACAATGAACTTGAGCAGTTTAAAGACGACTACTCTAAAACAGTAAACTTGGCTGCTGAACTTAAAGAGATGAATTTTTCAGACCAAGGGTATAATGAAAAAAGTATTGAGCTTTTAAGTTTATTATCAAAAGTAAAAGAATCGAAAAAAAGCATAAAAGAAACTCAATCCGATTTAAACAAACTTACAGGGGAATATTTAGAATGGGAAAAAGAGAAGTGGGATGTTAAATCTATTGTAGCTCAGAGTCTTATTAAGGGAGTTGTAGATATAGGGACAGGTGTTGCTGATTTTGGACTTTCAGTGGCAGGTGTTGCAGGGTATTACGCAGGGTTTGAGGGTACAGGTATTGCTGATGCTAGAGACGCACTGTATGAGGGTAAGGCTGCTATAACAAAAGACCTAGAGTGGTTTGGGAGTACGGAGGCAGCTATAAGTGCCCTTGAACAAGATTCTTTTATAGGAGGAGCTTTAATAGGTATGGTAAAGAGTTTACCATCTATGGCTTTAGGAATTGGTTCTGCTGGGGTTATGAGTGCATCTATGAGGGTTGGTATAGCTCAAGGGGCTATGACTTTTTCAGCTATAGAAGAAGAGTTTAGAGGAATGGAGGGGTATGCAGATTTAACTGAAGCAGAAAAGTTAGCAGTTAAATTACCTGCAGCAATAATTGGTGCAGCATTAGAAAAGGTTGGTTTTGAGTCTATGTTTAAAAACACAGGATTTATGAACAAGGTTCTTTTGGATGCTTTTAATAAAATACCTAAAAATGCAGATGCATTACTAATCAAACAAACACTGGAAAGAACAGCCTTAGAAGCTGTAAAAGAATTTGGTAAGAAAACTGGTAAAGCAGCAGCAGGAGAATTTTTAACTGGTGCTTCGCAAGAAGTTTCTGATATAACTATAAAAGGTCTATATAACACAATTAAAAATAGTGAGGTTGCTATGTTTCAGACACCAGAAAGTTTGGTGGAGGGTGGTATTCAGGTATTAGAAGCTGGTGGTCAGGAAGCTATAGGTGGTTTTGCTATGACTGCTCCAGGAGCTGTCGTGAGTGCTTTTAACACGGGTAAGGGAATGGATTTACCTAACGGAATTTTTGAGATGTTTGATAAGGTATCAAAGGATGATAACTTTAATTCTTTATTTGTATCCTCTCTAAAAAGTAAAATAGCTAACAAGGAAATAACAAAGTCAGAGGCTCAGAAACAGTTAGACGATTATCGTGAGCTAGGGTCTGTGATGAAAGAGATACCTAAAGACTATACTAACGACCAGAAAAAAGAGGCTATAGGTTTAATTAAGGATAAAAAATCAATAGAAAAAAGTATAGAGGGTATACCTCCAGACTTAGTTATATCAAAAAAAGAAGAATTAGCTGGGATTACAGAAAAAATGAAGGCTATATCTTCAAAGACTGATGTAGAATATGCTGCTGAAAAAATACAAAGACTAGAGGCTAATAAAGCAGAGATTTTAGAAAACAACCCAGAGCAGTTAAAAATGCCAATTAAAAAAGGGAGTGAGGTTACTCTAGAGCAAGCTATAGATAGTGAAATTACTGAGACTAAAAAAAGATTAGAGAAACCTAAAACTTTAATGGAGAAGGCAAAGGGATTCTTTACAAGAAAATCCAGCACAGAAGAAGCACCTGTACAAACAGAAGCTAACAATAAAGCTGAGGCTTATGCCACAGATGAGGTTATTGAAATTGGAGAAGACAGGATAGAGGAGTTTGTTGCGTCACAGGCTGAAGCTAAGGCTCAGAGAACTGATGACGCACTTCAGGATACACCACTAACAGTAAAGGAAGTTAGAAAGATAAAGGCTGACGGAGGTAAAATATTCATGACTTCGGATGGAAAATCAGGAGGGTATGTTACCAAGGATGGATATATAGGTGGTATATTTAAGCAGCCAAAGTCAGGCAAAAGAGGAGCTGCAAAGGTAATGATTGAAGCAGCAAGAGAAAATGGAGGTAAATTTCTAGAGGCTTTTGGTATAAACCAAGAAACAGGAGAGGGTACTACGTTAGAAGATATATACATAAAAAGTGGATTTAGACCTGTTGCTCGTATGACTTTTGACCCAGAGATAGCTCCGGAAGGATGGGAAAAATCAGGATTAAAGAGCAGACCAGATAATGTATTCTTTGCATACGACCCTAACGGAGACTACAAGGCAGGAGATGGTGTAAGAATAGAAAACTACAATCAAGCATACGAAACAGCTAAAAAACAAGCAAATGAAACAAAAACAAAACCTGAAGCTGCTTTAAAACCAGCAACACAAAAAACTAGTGAGGTTGAAGCAGAAGTTGAGAGTGATAAATCTTCAGAGCAAGAAGTAAGAGACATAGAAGCTTTCTTTAAAGAAGACACAGATGGAGATGTTCAATTTCAATTAGCATCAAAAGAACCTGCAGCAAACAAGAAAACTTTAGTAAAGAAAGCAAAGGCATTGATGAATAAATTAATGCCAAAGATAAATAGCGAGTCTAAGACCGTAGAAGAGACTCAAGCAGTATCAATACCTATTGAGATAAAAGAAGGCAGCAGACTTCATGAAATGCTTAAAAAAACTAAGCTAGGAGCTGTGGAACTAAAAGACTTGGTTGGAAAGAAGATAAACCTAGTTATGGCAGACCAATTAGTTGCCAACGGAAAGTACATGGGAGGACCTATGTTCCCATTTATAGATAGCTTATTTGGAAGAGTAGCTTGGGCTTCAATGAAGAAAGGAGCAGCAAGTTCGATAGTAAATGGAGCTATAGATTCTGACTATAGCGTTGTATTTAATATGTCTCCAAAAGCTGTCTACTCTAACAAAGCTTTTAGGAAAGAGATTTTAGATAGCTTAAGCAATGAAAAGCAACAAGAACTGTTTGGTCTTATAAAAGAAAGTGAGACTAAAAAATCTGAAAAAGAAAAAAAAGCAATAGATGAATCAAAAACTCTTTCTGAGTTATTTGAAAATATGAATGATTTTAATGTTGACCAAAAAATAAATTTCTTTTCAAAAATAATACCATCAAAGACTGTAAATTCTACATCAGGAGTTTTAGGGTTTATGCAGGATAATGGTTTAAACTTAGAGAATTTATCAAATAAACTATCTGATGAACTCGTAAGAGATTTGCCATTAGGAGCTATGACTGTTGTACTAGAGGTTACAGATAAAAAAGGAAATAAGATTACAAGTAAAACAAAAAATGAAGCTATAATATCTAGAGAACAACAAGCTGAAGAAGGAATGGAAAGCCATCCTAATTATCCTATATATATAAGAGGTAGGGTTGTTGGTGTTCTTAAGGAGACAGTTCCATTTTGGGATGTATTACCTTCTTACAAGGAGATAGTTGAGAAAAAAGTATTAGGAATAATCAAAGCAAGAAATGTATTCTCAACAAAATACGAAGGAAAAGAAGCTAAGGTTTTAGAAAAAATAAATGAAGACGGAAGTAGAGATTTAGAGCTTCAAGTAAAAACTGGGAAAGATTTTAAAAGTAAAGAATCTTTTAATTTAAAAAAATCAGATAAAATATCTACTAAAAAATTCATAGAAAAAAATATAGGAGCAGTTTCAAAATACAAGGAAGGAGCTCAAGCTTCTTCTAAAAAGGCTAGAGCAGGTGCTTACGCTAGTGCTATGAAAGGAGCTAAAAGAGCTGAAAAAGTTTCTAAAAATGTAAAAAGTAGTTACTCTAAGTTTGTAGAAAGACTATCTAAGTCCTTCCCTTCCGTAGAGGTTGTTGCCACTAAAGAAGAGTTTAACTCTTTGCTTGATAACTTAAGTGCAAAAGCATTATCCACCAAGAACCAAACCATATATGGTGCGGTATACAATGGAAAACTATACTTAAACCCTGAACTAGAAAATTTCAATACACCTGTTCATGAGTTTGGTCATATATGGCTTAATACAGCTAAGGAGATGAAAAACAATGCTTACGAAAAAGGTATTGATTTAATTAAAAACTCAGAGTATGTTGATAGAGTAAAAAACAATAAAGACTACAAGAGGGTTACGGATAAAATGAAGAAAGAGGGAGCTACTGATGCAGAGATTAATCAGTACATCTTGGAAGAGGCTCTTGCTACAGCTATAGGTGACAAGGGAGAATCTTTCGCTACAGCAGCGGCAGAAAGAAATTTCAAAAACTGGCTTAGTGATTTATTTGAGTTTGTAAAAAAGCTTACAGGGATATCAGGGTTAACTAACGAACAGATACAGGACATGAATCTTGATGAGTTTACTCAAGCCGTAGTTGTAGATATAATGTCTGAGAAAAAATTATTTAAAGACTCAGAGGTTAAGAAATTAGAGGATGCATTGCAGCTTATGACATTTACAAATGATTATAAGACAATGCAGACCATCATTAATGAAGCTAGAGAAAACAACTTTACAGACGCTGCAATTAAAGATTACCTGACAAGAGTAAGGAAGTTTCCACTAAAAGAAGTCAACGAAGAAATGAAAGCTAAGGCTGACTTTTTTATAGAGCTACCTGATAGCTTTAAAAACATGAAAGGTGGTATAAAAGCAGGGCAGGCACTTTTCGATAAGATATCAAAGTTTAGAGCAAAAGAGGTAAGAAACAATAAGAAAAGAAAAAACAAAATATCTGAACAAGAAATTGTAGATAAAACCATAGAGTTTATGGAGGCACAGCCAGAGTTTATTGCTGAAGGTGACACATATACTGTTGGAAGCAAGAAGAAAGGAACTCAGGTTACAAAAACAAAAAAATCCCCTTCAAGTCAACAAATAGAAATGCTTAGTGACCTACAGCAATCTGTGGCAACTACCGTTGAGGGTAGAGCCGGTGTTAGACCAACTAAAAATGTGTCTGAAAAAATAAGAAAAGCTAGACTCATGCTCTCTCAGAGAAAGAAAGGAGCAAGAGATGTTAGTTCAGTTATAACAGAGCTTAGAAACTTTATGAGAAAATCTCTTCCTAAGTATATTTATACTAAGAAAGAAGTATTGGATTTATTGAAAAAGGTTTCTTTGGCTACTCAAGACAACATTGATAACCTGTTTCAAGAGGTTACCGAGTTTGTTACTGAAAAGAATAACGCAGCTTTAGAGAAAGCTATTTTTAACATACTTGGAGGAAAGTATGATAAGGTAGAAAGCGGAAGATTAAAGGGTGTAAAGGTAGACTTAGAGACTAAAGAAAGAATAGAGTCTATAAAAAGTAATTTAGCTAACGAATCTATGACTGCTGAAGATATAATGGCAGAAAATGAAAAGCTAAATGCTAAGATGAACGAGATGCAAAAGAATCCAAACCCTACTGATGCAGAGCTAAACAGTATGGTGGATATGCAGATAGTAATAGAGTATAACAACTCATTACTTATGGATAACAGGGATATGAATAAAACCGCATCTTTAGATTTTGTAAATAACGAGCTATCAGATATAATAACAAAAGGTAGGTCGGCATTAAAGCAAGAGCTTCAAGAGGCTGCTCAAAAATACAGAGACCAAAGGGCGGACTTGTACGAAGACATAACAGGAGAGAGAGTAGATATGGATGCTAAAGACGCTTCAGAAACTCTTGATACAGCTAAAAGGAAAAGAAAAAGCGATGCTAAAGCTGAAAAAGTAAAAAACAGAGCAAGGACTGCTATATCTAAAATATTTGATTTTATAAATAATGGTGTGTTTGGTACTGCAGAAGCACTTGATGGATTGATGGACAAAATATCCAAGCTACCTGGAGAGCTTTTTGGAGGAAAAAGTCAAGAGTTAGTCACAGAAAAGACAGACGAATCTTCTAGAAAATTCAAGGAAAGAAAGATGATTGTTGAGGCTATGATTAAAACAAAGCTTCAAGATATATATGGAAAGAGATGGGGTAAAAAATCAAGAAATAACAGAGTTGAAATAAATACAGGTATTGTAGATGGTTTTGGAAACGAAATAAGAATGACTCCTAATGAGATGGCTTATATGTATAACCAATACAAAGACCCTGCTAACCACCCATCTTTTGAGACGACTTACGGAAAGGATTACGCTCGTATAATGAAAGAGATGGAGAATAAACTAGACTCTAATTTAAAAAAGTTTGCAGACTGGCAGGTAAATGAATTTTTTCCTGAAGTTTATGAGCACTACAACGATGTGTATAAGAAAATTTATAGAGCTAATATGCCTTGGAATCAATTCTATGCAGGAAAGATAAAGAAAGAAGGAGTAGATGTAGAACCTTTAGATTTGCTATCAGGAAATGGAGTATACAACACATCTGTAGGAGCTGCATCGACAAAGGCTAGAACAAAAAATAATAAAGCTATTATTCCTTTGGATATTACAGATGCACTTGCGTCTTATGTAAACGAAATGGAATACTTTGCTGCCTATGCAGAGAATATACGTGATATAGATAAGTTATTTAAAAACGAGTATATACAATCAGCAATTACCGATATACACGGTAATCAAGTTATGAATCTTATCACAGATTCTATAAAAAAAATAGCTAATAAAGGAAGGACTGAAGGAGGAGGTGATAAGTTTTTCAATGCAGCGAATACTGTGTTCATAACATCTAGAATAGCATTAAGTCCTGTTATAATGATAAAGCAGTTAACCTCTTTGTTTACTTATGCTAATGATATAGGATACAGAAACTGGGTAAAGTATGCTGCTAAAAACAAAATGGAACAAGCTAAGGTATGGAAAGAGGTGAGAGACAACTCTGTTTACCTTAAAGACAGAAAGTACGATAGCATACTAAATACCATTGAGGTGTACAATGAAACAGATACAAAGAGTTTTATACCTCATCCTGCTAAGCAGTGGGCTGTTAATTTTTTAATGTGGAATACAAAAAAAGGTGATATCGGAGCTATTATGCTTGGAGGTCTACCTAACTACTCTTACTATAAGTCTGAGTTTAAAAAGAAGAACCCAAAGGCTACAGAACAACAAGCTATCGATTATGCGATAATAAAATTTGAGAAGGACACAAAAAGAACACAGCAATCCTCAGACTTACAGGACAGGGATTACTACCAAAAAAAAGGAGCAATATGGAAATCTTTAAATATGTTCCAGACAAGTCAGAAGCAGTATCTAAGAAAAGAGATACAAGCTGTGAGGGCTTTGTCTAGAAAGGTAAGTCAATGGGATAAGAACGCAGGTAAAGGTACTATAAAGGAAAACATAAGAACATTTTTAACTTATCATGTTTTTATGCCAGTTCTATTTCAATACGTTGCGGCAGGATTTCCGGGACTACTTGCTGACTGGGAAGAAGAAGATGAGACAGACTTAATGAGGGCAGCTATATTAGGAAACCTAAATGCTTTATTTGTTATAGGAGATGTATTTAATATGTTTTCAGATTATGTTACAGGAAAGCCTTGGGCTGGAAGCCTTTCAAGGTCTTTAGGTATGCTACAGATATTCTCTGGATTAGTAGAAAAAAGAATTAAGTTTGATAAAACAAAGGATAATAAAAAGAAAGAGGAAGCTCTTATGGACTTTTGGATGGAGGCTGCCACAATAACAGGGCTACCTGCTCCAACTCTTAATAAAATGTTTGAAAATTATAGTAACGTAGGAACAGACGGAAGCTTAGAAAAAGATATTTTAAGGTTGTTAAATTATTCAGAATACGTTATAGAGGGAAAGAAGAAAACTAGAAGAAAAAGAAAATCAATGTCTATGGAGTCTCTAAAAAAATATGCTCCAGATGTTTACGAAGAAATGAAAGAAATGAAAAAAATATCAAAGATAGATATAGACTAAATCAAAGATAATAGGTAGTAGATTATTGCTATGTTTATACATACAACAATAACTAGTTCTACTACCTTTCCTTTTAATTTTTTAATATCTTTCATACTTGAAGTTTTTATTTTGCTTATAGTCAGCTATTAATTCCATCGTGCTAGGAAGAGATGGTTTACCGTTAGGGCTTCCCCATTTTATTAAACCCTCTATCTTTGTAACCTTTGAGTATACTATTCCGTCATTAAAAGCCCATATAACCACAGGGTTTAATCTTTTGTTTGATAACCTTAGTAGGCTTTGAATCTTTATAATTAAATCCGTTGAGCTGTCGTAAACATCGTTTACAGTTACAACCTCAGCGTAAGCTATTAGTTTCTTTTTTGAGTCAAAAATTTTGAAGTCTGTATCGGAAATACTAAGTGCAACAAAAGACCCCCCAAACATATTCACAAATGTTCGGGCAGCCTTTTTCTTCTTATCTAAATCTTCCATAGACTTTAAAT